GGCTCGGAGATGTGTATAAGAGACAGATTTAAGCATCTGCAAATGAGCAGGTGCTTTTTTATTATCATAAAATATTTAATTTAAGAAAGGAGAATATGATGGTATTCGATGTAATCAAATTATTAACAACAGTTTTTTTAGCCCTGGTAGGAGGATATTTTTGCGTGAATGCCTGGAACGAACGTGACGATTCAAATAACTTGATGGGAAATACGATTTGTGGTTTATTCATGATCCTGTCATTGGTTTGTATCTGGTATAAATAGGAGGGCTGAAAAATGTTGAGAAAAAAGAAATTTTCGTTGAATAAAAGAAGCGAGCATATTGTTTCCTGCGATTTTCGGAAGATTCCGGACTACATATACAATAATGCCGGTATCAAGCGAGAAGAAATAATACAGTTTCCTCTGGTGCACATGGAAGGGCAAAATAAATTACTGATAAATGAGAATGACCCAGATTGGGAAGCTCTCTCAATGTATTTATCTGCTCTGGATACACTTCCTGATCAGATTCTTATGGATTTGTATGGACTTTATGATAAAGAGTGCAAAGGAGTTACACTTCAAACTGTAAGAGGTTGTTCAGATACTGAAACTGCACGAAATATTATCTATATCGTTCTCCCAGAAATCTTATGGTGTCATGGTAATGTAACAATCAAAGGGAAAATTTTCCCGGAATAAATAGAGCAACGGCAATCATAAGACGCCTGTCAATATGGCAGGCGTCTTTTTTTGTACTCGGATTCCATAGAAAGGAGTAAACATGGCAGATAATACAATTGACAGTCTTTCCATTGAAATTAGTAGTAATGCTTCCGGAGCTTCTCGCTCAATCACTAATTTGTGTAACAGACTTGAACGGTTAGATAGAACAACATTTTCTGGAATAAAAAATTTAAAACGGTATTCCCGACAAATGAACGAGCTTAACAAAGCTGCACGAAAATTAAATAGTGTCAAGTTCAACAACAAGCTCTTTAATTTAAAGACTCCTAATCTCTCTAATTTCCTTGCAAACATTAAAAATGTGGGTAATTCCTCGCAGAGGGCTGTACCACAGGTTAAAAATTTTTCAAAAAATATATCAAGCATTGAAAGCAATGCAAAAAAAGGAAGTTCGGGATTATCGAAGCTACTTTCCAATGTTAAAAAAATGCTTGCACTAAAAATTTCCTTTTCAGGATTTAAAGATATGTTTGAAAAATCCTCTGAATTACTGGAAGACTTCAACTATTTTGATCAGGCATTTAATCAAGTAGCAGAAAACGCAACTAAAACTTGGTCAGAAGCAGGATTTAGCTCTGCTGAGGAATATGCCAACTCTTTTAGTAAAAAAGCCCGCGAACTAACTTCTAAAATGTCTGGATTCGATATTTCAGATACTGGTATTTTGTCAGCAAATAAAACTGGTAAGTCACTTGGCATGGACCCGTCACTACTTTTGAATGCTCAAGCCACATTTGCACAAATATCTTCGTCCATGGGAACGACATCAGAACAGGCGGCCAATTTGTCCGATGCATTGACCATGTTAGGAGCGGACCTCGCATCTCTCCGAAATGAAGATTTTAGCAAAGTTTATGATAATTTAACTTCGGGTTTGACTGGCATGAGTAGAGCTGTCGATAAATACGGAATCAATATTCGAGTAGCCAATTTACAGCAGGAAGCAGCAAACCTTGGAATACAAACATCTGTTTCTAATATGAGTCAGGCTGATAAGGTTCTGTTAAGGACCATCGTTATGCTGGAAAGTTCAAAAGGAGCATGGACGGATTTATCACGGACGATTTCGCTCCCAGTAAACCAAATGCGTATATTCAAGAATAATTTGGCTATGATATCCCGATTGCTAGGAAACACCTTTCTTCCGATTGTAGCAAAGGCATTGCCATATATCAACGGACTTGCGATTGCTTTTCAGCGTCTCCTAATGGGAATTGGGAATCTGACAGGAGCAAATAAGCAGATCGGGCAAATGTACGGTGGTATCACTAAAGGTTCAGATGTGCTTTCGGATGCTCTGGACGCTGTAGATGATACAGATTTATCCGGATTGAATGATACAACAGCTGATGCGGATGATAATTTAAAGAGTGCTGCTAAAAACGCCAAAAAGTTAAAACAGTTCCTTGCGTCCTATGATGAATTGGAGGTTATGAGCAAAAACGATGATTCATCTACAAGTCTTGGCTCAACGAAGCTTAAAGTACCAGCTGTAGACACATCTGCATTAGACTCAAGCATTTTAAATGATAAATTAAACAGTTTACTTGGAGAATATCAAAAACAGTGGGATGCCGCCTACAATTCCATGGAAAATAAGGCTATGGTGTTCGCTAATAAAGTGCAGAGCGCTTTTGAAGCTTTAAAAACTGCTGCCGAGCCAACGACTCAAGCATTGCAGAAATTATGGAATGAGGGTTTGAAACAGTTCGGAAACTTTACCTGGACATCCCTGAAAGATTTTTGGGAACATTTTCTAAAACCGCTTGGGAAATGGACCTTGGGTAAAAAGGGACTGCCTCGGCTGATAAATGCTTTCAATAACTTCCTGACAAAGATAAAGTGGGGAAAAATCAATAAATCTCTGAGAAAATTCTGGGATGCACTGGAACCACTGGCTGAAAATGTCGGTACCGGTATCCTCAACTTCTTCGACGACCTGTCAGAAAAAGCAAGTAAATTAGTGAACAAGCTTCCTGGTGGCATTGATAAGATAACGGAATTGATAAAGAAAATAAAACCCGAAACTGCGCAGAAAGTCGGATACGCCATCGGACAAATTGCCACATCCTTACTAATGTTCAAAGGATTAAAAAGCATTTCTGGAATTATAGGGAATTCTGGCATTGGCAAGTTTATATCTCAATTGGCCAAACATCCTCTTTTAACAATAGCAGGTGGAATAACTGCCATTGTACTGGCCCTTGATAAGTTCGGAGTCATAGATATTGACTGGAGCGGAATCAGTCAGAGCTTTGAGAACCTCAAAGAACGTGTTGTAAATTTTGCCAAAAAAATTGATTGGAAGACCGTAAGCAATAACATCCAGGAAGGTATCAAAACTGTTACTGACAAAATTTTTGATTTCATTGATAAGATTGACTGGAATGCGCTTTGGGAGGGTCTGACAAACACAATAAGCACAGTTTGGACAGGTATCAAAGACTTTGCCGGTTCTATTCATTGGGACACAATCAAAGACGGATTAAGTAAGTTCGCTGAGGTATTGCCAGACTTGGCAGCAGGCTTCGGGCAGTTAAGCGCGGATATAATTAATAAACTGGCAGATGCCTTTGATTGGTTGATGACCAAACTCAGCACACTGGATCCAGATACTCTCGAAAAAATCGGATATGGCTTAGGCGTGATTTTTGCAGTTAAAATAGGTACGGATTTAGCTAGTAAAATATTAAACATTGCAAGCTCTTTCTCCACTTTGGGAATTGCTCTCAAAGGACTGAAATGGCTGGTAAAAAGCGGCGAAGCTTTGGCGAGTGGCCTTGCTGCTGTTCTTGGTACGGTTGGCGGTGCAGCAGTGATTGGAGCCGGACTTGGTATTGTTGCATCTGAACAAACTGTTGATTCTAAGGGGAAAGAGCAGCAGTTTGAAGAACAGTCGAATAATTCAAGTTCAACTGCAAGTCAATTATCTGCTACATTGAAAGACCTCAACGAAAGAGGAATCATTACATCCCAGACGTTTGATACGCTTTCTACGAAGCTTAATTCATTTGCTGCCGGGACAAGTACCACGACAATATTTACCAGTATGAGGGACGCCATGGTAGCGGCGGGTGTGTCAACAGATGAACTGGCTGTATCAATCAATAACACAAACAGTGACTTACAGTCATTCTACAACTTGGTAGCTCATGCGAGTGAAGGTGCCGGTACCGCAGACGGTCAGATAAAATCTTTTGCAGAAGCGATTAACACAATTAATCCGGATCCAATTATATCTAAACTGTATACTTTGCAGTCTACTGAAGAGCAGATCACATTTGCAAATCTGATTGTTGAGTCCTCAAATGCAATAGATCAGATGGGCGGTATCTGGGAAAACGGAAAGCAGATTCTTGGCGATAAGGCTATTGCGATTTATCAGGCGATTCAAGACGGATTAAAGCCAGATGAGAATGGCTTCTACAACCTCGGAAATGGTCAGATGGTGCAGTTTGGAAAGGCTATTGATGATTATGATACGACCCTCAAAGAAAAAGCCACATCAACCCTGACAGAGCCACTAAGGTTAGGAATATCCGAAGTTCTTCCAGAATACAGCTCATTTGGTGCAGACGCAAACGGATGGTTTATCACCGGACTGACAAGCATTGACCCAAGTACCGGCGTAAAGGTAAAAGAAGCATTTAAAAGCGTTCTGGATGAGATTGATACGACTTCGGCAGAGAGCATCGGAAAGACTACCGGTACGAATATGACAGGCGGAATAACAAAGGGAATGGAAGAAAATTCCCAAGCTGTCAAAGATGCTACAAATAAGATGATTGATGATAATGTGAAAACTCCTGCTCAAGATTCTCTCGGCATTCACTCTCCGTCGAAGTGGTTTGAAAACTTGGCTAAATTTTGCGGTTCTGGGTTCGAGAATGGACTTGACATTGGCTTTGATGGGGCTTTTACGTGGTTTGAGGGACTGCGAGCTAAAATTAACAATAGCATTGGCTCTCTTCACAGTGTTGGATGGAACGCCATCATTGGAATGAATAACGGTATGGTCGAGGCGGCAACTCAGCATCTGTACAAGAACGCTCAGGCAATTGCTGAGAATGTTGCAAGCAAAATCCGAAGTTCTCTCAAAATTAATAGCCCTTCGCGAGTCATGGCAGAGATTGGCGGATTTACTGTCGAAGGCATGATTGTTGGTATGCAGTCCAAACTTCCTCGGGTGGAAAGTACAATTCAAGATATCAGCAATGAAATTAAAAAGATACAAACACCATCAACTGATATAATTTCTCAAAATTATGCTTTTCAAAAGCAAAGATTTGACACTCAAAATCAAAATCAAATAGATATGAGTGGCTTTATGGATACGGTCGAAAGAGAAATTATGGCAATTAGCAGTAATGCATTTAATAACAATGAATATCTCGGACAAGCAGTCAGAAATAGTCTTAATGGCATGGCAATCTATGCGGATGGACACTTGATTGGATATCTTCAAGAAGAAGACCGACAATACAGGAACAGATCTGGGGTTGGACTGTTTGAAGGGTAATTCAAAAGAGCAGGCAAGCAGCAATGTTTGTCCTGCTCTATTTTTTTTATTTTCCTGGCACTGGTAATATGTAGAATTTTGTGCTATAATATAAATGACAATTGAATACAGATAGACAACAATAGACAATTAATATATGCAATTATTAGACGATTAAAACCGAGCAGATCGGAAAGAGGAAAGGACCTTAGAAAGATCCTAGATTGTATCTGCACCCTTGGTTTTTGTCGTCTTTTTTTATTTCAAAAAAGCGTTATTTTTTTTGAATCCAAAAGTCAATAATCATTATTACTAAAAACTAAAAAAGGAGGGATTTTTGTGAAAAATATGGATATTCGACAGGAGATTGTTCAGAAGCGGCTTAGATCATATGAAGTAGCGGCTCAAATGCATATATCTGCGTCTAGTTTCTGCAGGTGGCTTCAGACAGATCTTACGCCAGAAAGAAAAGAAAGAATCCGAATCGCAATCGATGAATTATACCGGAAGAATTTGGAGGCATGTAGTGAGTGAAATTTTTAAACAAGTTAACCAAGCATTGACCTGTCAGCAAGTAGCTGAGTGCCTTGGATTTACCGTAAATTCTAAAGGTTTCACGCACAGCCCAATTAATAAGGATGAAAAGACACCATCCTGCAAAATCTATCCCGGGAACCGTGGATTTTATGATTTTAGCTCTGCCACAGGCGGCGACTCTTTGAAGTTTGCCAGTCTTGTACTGGGCGTTGACAATTGGCAAGCTGCGCAATATTTAATCGGATATTTTAATCTCAACATTGATACAAATGGCGGTATCAGCCCTGCTGAGCTTGAAAAATTAAAGCGGCAACGCGAAGCCGATCAACTGCGGAAGGCAGTTGGGAAACAAAAATGGGTCGCTGAAATGGACAACCTGAAAGCTACCATTAGTATTTGTGAGAATCTACTGGTAAGTCCACGCGTTGAACCACTGTCTGATATTTGGTGTATGGCAGTCAATCAAAGAAACAAGACAATCATCAGAGCTAACGAACTGGTTGGCCTTGAAACAACAAAAAAAGATTTAGAATTACCAAACCACTCGTACAATTGTTACGAACGACATGAAAGGCAGGTGAGTTGATGCGTGGCAATAACTGAAGATGGCAAAATAAAGAAAGTAAAAGAAATACCGGCTTTATCATTTATTTCAAGTGCAGAGCTGAGCCAGAAACAACTTGAACCACCTAGATTTATAGTAGAAAACCTTATTCCAGAGGGACTGACACTATTGGTAGCACCAAGCAAAAGCTTTAAAAGTTGGATGTCTCTGGATTTGGCAATATCAGTAGCAACAGGAACTAAGTTTCTAAATAGAATGACTCGCCAAGGAACTGCATTGTATGCAGCATTGGAAGATAGTGAATATAGACTTAAGGAACGTCAGGAGAAAGTGTTTAATGGACGCCCCGCTCCGGAACATCTATACATAACAAGATCAGCTGCTAATCTTGATAATGGGCTGATTGACCAATTAGAAATGTTTGTTCAAAAAAATCCTGATACACAACTTATAATAATCGATACTTTTCAAATGGTTAGATCAATGAATAATTCCAGAAATGCTTATTCAAAAGATTACAAGGACTGCGGAAGGTTAAAAGAATTTGCTGATAAACACAGATTGGCAATGATTTTAGTTCATCATACTTCAAAATTCGTTAACGAAACAGATCCTTTTGCGAATATTAATGGCACCACTGGTATTATGGGAGCTGCCGACACAGCCATAATGATGACTCGGGCGGATAAAGAAACCGGTTTTGCAAAGATGAATATTACTGGACGTGATATACAAGAAGAAGAATATCAAATGAGGTTTGATTTCACAAAATTCCGCTGGCAAATAGAAGGAAGCACCGAACAGGTAGCTGAGCGAACGGCTACAGAGGTTTATGAAAAGAACCCTATCGTTCGAACTATCCGAAAAATATTGCAAGAAAATAATAAAGAAGCATGGACAGGCAGTGCAACCGACATTATAAACTTATCCATCCAATATGGATTTCCGATTAAAGTAAAAGCGCAGCAACTAGGCAAAAATATTGAAGCACTTCAAGATGAGCTTAGATCAAGAGATCTTATTGAATATAACACGATTAATAACGGGAGTGGAAGCAAGAAACACAGATTTTCATTTGTTGCCAGTCCGTTTGAAGAATGACAGCTTATGTATGTAAGTACCATTGATACCGTTGATTACCATTGATAGCCGTTGATTTACTGGACGTATTTGTATTTATGTATTCATACCGTTGATTATATTGATAAACATTTATATATCAATACCTATCAATGGTTATCAATACCTATCAATGGTTATACATATAGAAAAACAAAACATACCTGACAAATGGAATAGCAAGAGCTTTCTTCCTTGTCAGGACTCACAACTTAGAAAGGAGACCACATGAGAAAATCATTAAAAGACACCCCTTATTGGAGCATCTGGGCTGATTGTTGCCAGTTACATAAAAAGTTCTTTGGATGTTCCGAGACCGATGATGCCGGATGGATACAGCTTACCAATGACGCTGTTCGTATTCGAGACAAATATAAAAATATCCCGGAGGGTGAATTTGCAGAGCAAATGGTGCTTCTGATCACCGCCGAAATTAATAAGAGAGCAAAGGAGGAACCAACGAATGCCGCAGAAAAATAAACAGCCCGCTCCACGTACCCGGAAACACGCTCTGGATCACTGGACCGATTTCTGCAGGCGGATGCTTGAGGGAAATGCTGCCAATAAGAAAAGCAACTGTAACAAACGATTAATTGATACTAAAAAAGGTAGGTGAGTTATATGTCAAACGAATTAATCCGAAAGAGAGATGAGCATGGCGTCCGCATTGCAGGCGCATATTCCAAAAAATACTGCAAAGACAATGAAGAACTCGGTGATATGCCTGATTTATCGGCCATATTAGGCGTAGCCATTGAACAATTAAATGTCAGAAAAGCTGGCCGAATTCCAGATTATGCAGATGATCCGCAGGGAATCGAAAGTTTTGTTTCTGCAACCCAGATGTATTTTGAATATATCACAGAAGCCAATCGCCAAAATGACGAGAAGCTGATTCCAGATATAGAGGGGTGGTGTTTGTTCATCGGCGTAACTAAACAGACGGTCCTTAACTACGCCAAACGGAATAATACCTGGAAGGAATTGATTGATTACATCAAAGAAAGCATACTCTCAGCAAAGAAACAGCTTGCTTTTCGTTTCAAGATTCCGCCTGTTGTCTATTTGAACGACGTGGCGAATAATCATGGTTACCTCAATACAAACGAATTTAAGATAACTACATCTTCAGATTCTGGAATTAATGCTCCAACTCAGACAGCGCAGCAGATTGCAGCCAAACACAGAACAGCTCTGGAGCTTCCGGAAATGGAGAAACCTGTTTTATAACGCCCTGCATTCGTCACAAATGACGAATGAATTTATAACTACAATGCATAAACTTGACATCCGAAAAAGTAACGAGAGGAGGCGATTATAATGCCGAAAAATAATTATCCAAATGCTGAAATTGACCGTTTACCAGATGAATTTGTGGAGACTTCTATAAATTCTCTTCAGGAACTGGCAGCACTCGGGAAAATATCATGTAAACCAGAGCAAGATGAAGAATTTGAACAGAGAGTTTCCCAAATTATAGATTTCTGCAAGCGTAAGAAAATGAGACCAGGTATCGAAACTTTATGCGCTGGACTCGGAATAACCAGACAAACGTTGAATGACTGGGAAAAAGGAACCTTTGGAGTGTCTGAACGCAGAAAAGAATCCGTACGGCAAGTCAAACAATTGATATATGCTTTTCTTGAACAAGCTGGTATGTCTGGGAAAATTCATCCTACTACATATATCTGGCTGACAAAAAACTGGCAAAAATATTCAGAAAATTCTCCGATTGATACAGAAATTGCATATACAAATAAACCAAAAGAAAGTCTGGAGCAGATTAAAGAGGAATTCGGAGGATTGCTTCTCAACTCAGATCAGCAATATTGACAACTGCTGCCGCCTACGGCATTTCTAACGGTTAGAAAAATCAAAAAAATAGATAAAGAAAAGGAGATAAACACAATGGAGAATAATAATTTATATAAAATAATCGGAATCGCCACATATACAGGAATTTCAAAAAGCAACAAGAAACCATACACGATGAAAACACTTGAGATTGAATTTAATGAAACGCCGGCACAGGTCAAAACATTCTCAGACGCACCTGTTCAGATCGGGGATTATGCCAAAATCGGATTAGGAATCAAAAAAACACTATACGGCACAGAACTGGTTCCATCAGTGGACGAAATCGTACCTGCTGCCAATGTGGAATCTCAGAAAGGAACAGGTGATGCAAATGACAGTAAATGATGCAGTAAATAATTTGTTTTCCACTTATTCAAAGTATGGAACAACCAAAGAACTTCTGCGGAATATGATTGAAAATGGAATAAAGCGAGGATTCTCTGTTAGAGCCGCCTATAATGGCGTTCGGATGTGTCTCGGAAAGGAAACCGGAGAAAGAGAGTATTTCACACTGGACGAGCTTCAAGAAATTACTGGAGAATCTCGTGAGGAGCTTGTCGCAAGAGCTGAGCAGATGAAGAACGAACTTCGTGCAGCAGGCAAGAATCCGGATGAATATATCAAAGAGATTCCATCCGCAGGTCATAATATTTTATATTTCCCGAATGGATTAACATCATAATTAAGTTGCTGATTACTATAGGATTGTGATACAATCACAATAAGGAAAGTCAGAACACACAAAAGGCGGCCTACCCTCTTCGGAGGGGTAACCCTCCAGACGAAAGAAAGGAGGGATGCCAATGATTACATATTCTGAATTAATTCAGACAGGTATCTTCATTGTCGGTCTCGTAGGATTGTGCTATACGATCTTCGGGAAAAGAAAATAGCCGCCCACTACTGCAATAGTGAACGGCTGTTGATAAAACAGCTTATTAAATTATTAGGGTAGGTCGCTGTGTGCTGGCTTTCCCTTTTGTATCTTTAATATACCATCTTTATACCCGTATATCAAGTCCAATTACGCTATTTTAGAATGTTTTAGGATGTTTTAGCGAGTTTTCGTTAGTCACATTTCTTATTTCTCATTGACCTGATCAGCGTTGATTTACTGATTCCTGTCATCTGGACCACCTCTTTGTATGAATGGTCTAACAATAGGTCTAGCGCATGGTCTAGCTGTTTTTGATTATATTTCTTTGGTCTACCCTCTACAAAATCTGGGTTTTGTCTGGCAATTGCCTTACCAGCTTGACAGCGTTCAATGATCTGGTTTCGTTCAAGTTCTGCTACAGCTAAGAGAGTAGTTATGAAGAATTGCCCCATAGCTGTATCTTCCAGTAATCCGACATTAAGAACATGAACAGAGCATTTTTTTTGGAATAAATCCTTTACTATCTTGATTCCTTCCTCTGTGTTTCGTGCTAACCTGTCCAGCTTACTAACTACCAGCATATCTTTTTCTTTCATTTTCTGGATCACATCATTAAACACGGGTCTGTCCGTAGTGGTTCCAGTATATGCCTCTTTGTAGATCTGAGCATCATTATACCTTGAAAGTATCTCCTGCTCTTGGGCTTCCAGGCTATTGCCGTCTTTAGCCTGTCCTTTTGTCGATACACGACAATATCCGAATATCATTTACTATTTTCTCCTTTCGTTAGCGACACTAAGTTATGACACCGTTTTATGCCTTGATTTTACATCTGTTGGTTTTTGGTGTCAATACTTTAAAGTTTTGATTCTTTTAAATTGAACCATAATTTACATTATTATCTGTCAATTACCCTGTCAGGGATTCTTCAGAAAATGTAATCAAAAAGGAGCTACCTTCGGCATAGGCAACTCCTTTGAATGAAAATAGAAAAAGCAATAATGATATTCGATTATCTTATTATATCATATACAGAACATAGTTTCAAGCCTTCTTTATTATTTCAATATCATATTCCTTAAGAATTTTCTTTATTTCTTCGACTACTTTCAAACGTTTCTTCTCTGCTGATTCTTCTTTAAACCTTAAGCTTATACTGTATTCGCCTCCTGAATTCGCATTTCTGGAAACTTCACTAACAATATTGTCTGGTTCTAAGAGATACTTTTCCAGCTTATCCTGTAGATCTGCATTCCAGTTCGCAGTTTTATTCAATTCCAATTCAACTGTATACATTTTTTTATTTATAGAATCTTTAATGTACCCATTTACAGATTCACCAGCTGCCGTAGCCGCCGTTTTTATTTCTTCATATTTATCTTTTTGGACGTCTAGGGGAATACGCTTAATACTTTTTTCACGGTATTTTGTATTTGCCTTTTTTTGACTTTCTGATAACGGCATAGTGCACCTTCTTTCTGTTTTTTAATACAGTAGAAAAGTGTTAAATATATGCACCTCTTCCACTGTATCCCAATTATATCACCAAAAGCAATATATGTACACATATAATTTTCACAAATATGTGTACGTATATTTGTAAATAATGTCAATTGATGTATGTGTACGTATATAGTATACTGTAATCAGTTCAAGGGAACAGAACAACAGCGAAGGTGGACGGGAGTACCGTAAGGGAAAGCAAGAGTATCACATAACACCGGGAAACAGGATAAGAGAGATTGAGATGCACTAAGTAGAACGCTAGATGTTTAAAGCCTGCCGGGGCTGATGGGAATCCCGAATAAAGGAGGAACGAGACATGAGATATAACTTGTCAAAGATTATGTTGAAAGCCTGGAAGATTTACCGCAAGACAAAAGGCATCAATTTTGCTGAAGCACTTCATAGAGCTTGGTTATCTGCTAAGGCAGAAGAAATCAATGCAAAGAGAATCGAAACTGCAAAACAGGCAGCAGGAGTCACCGAGCAGGTTAATACCTTTACTAAATGGAAAGAAGCCGGCTACAAAGTGATTCACGGAAGCAAAGCACTATTTGGTGCCGTCTTGATCTGGGGAAGCCGGGGAGACGGAGCTGAATATAAAGCAAGTTTCTTCGGCAAGTCGCAGGTAGAACCTATTTAATAAGAAAGCCCTTACCAGACTGGTCCTCTGATAGGGGCAAGTAACCCGACAACTCATCAAATGAGGGGCTACAGGAATTATACCATACCTGTCCCCTCCATAACAAGGAGAATTGACATGAAACACCGCACATTAATGACTTATGATCAGTGGCAGCACCGTTTCAAAACAGCACTCAAAAGAACCATCAAACGAAAAGTTATCCAGACATTGCAGTTGCTGGTCCTTGCAATCATTATTTCAATGCCTATCTGGATGTTGATGGACTGGATCCTATTTGGATATTGATAAGGAGATGTGAAAATGCAGGATAAAAAAGTGATAAATACATTTGCGATTACAACCAAGCAGGGAGTAATCCGCAATATCAACCACAGCACTATCATGCAGCCGAAAACACAATTCAGCGGTAATCCTATGAATTGGTTTGATGATAACAAGCTTTTAAAGAAAAAGAAAATGGAGGGCTAAGGAATATGGAATTTGCTAAAATTTATGATGCTAAAATCAACGAAGAACTGAAAAAATATGAAAAACTGCAATGGGAAATGTACTATCGGACACTGCTTCCGGAGCGTATGCAGCAGTTTGAACAGGAATATACTGGAACGCCTGAAGACAAAGAGCAGGCAATGAAACAGCATGAAGCGGAATTAATGGCGAAACACGCTGGCAGAATCCAGAGATTACTTAATCAGAAGCGCGAGAGACTGACTGTTG